GTGAATATAAAAGCTAAGAGAAGCATGGGGCCTAAACTCTTAGGGGAGAATACCATCGCTGGGAATAGAATCCGAGGATATACGGTAAAGACGTGCTAAAATAAAGTAAAAGCAAATCTTAGGTAGTAGAAGTGTTTGTAGTATCTACTAAAGAAGGAAGATTTTCCGTTTCAGCTTGAGAGGCTGTAGGGGAAATCGAAACGTTGGGTTCTGGAATGATTCCAGTTGCAACATTGACTACGGGACGAGAACGACTATTCGTAGGTTGTACGTACTTGTTCTCATTGTTGATGGTCGAAATGGGGGATTGTACTCGCGTAGCGGCTATATAACGAATTTCTTCGTTTAATAACTGACGCAAATCATGCAAAGTAGTGACCCAATTAAGGACGGAATCATCCTTAAGTGAGTCGCCACGACCTTCGGTTTGCAAGAAAGTACTAATGGAGGTAAAATTACTCTTAGACACAGGAATACAGGGGGAATCAGGTAGTTCAAATACAATTATTTCACAAAAATCAGACCAAAGGTCCTTTCTTACTTTGTTCTTACTAACTAAGGCTGTTTGGGCCCGGTTGAGCCAACGGCGAAAATTATCTACGGTAGAAAAGTAGGTCATAATTTTGTTGATTGGATTGTCTTATTTGTAACGGATCCAGGTGTAAGGGACTTTTTAAGTGATAAGGCTAAGTCGAGTGTTGACTGACTAAGACCCTTGTATATAGGGGTGTTTTGGTGATCTAATGATGGAGTGTGTTCAGTATCGAAGTACTTTTCATCTTCTTCATCATCAATCTTAAGGGATAGATGATCCAAACGTTTTTTAAGAAGTTCGATTTCATCTTGAACTGTAGTAACTGGGGGAGGGGGATGATTAAGAGTAGTTAACATTTCACTAATTGAAAAATTTCCTTGTTTGGAACCAATGCTAACTATTCTAGGTTGGATGTTTTTGATCTTTGGAAGGTGATCGAAAACATCTTCAGCGGAGACTTTAGGAGCTAAAGACCAACCAGCTGAGTAGTTCATGTTATTGGAGGTTTGTTGGATTTCAAACCAAGAAGTAACATGAAGTGTAACTGAAGCTGTGGTGGGACAACCCATCATACCAACATAGGGAATGGGAGAAACTCCCATAACTGGGTTGTTGGCTCCATAAGCAAATATGAGAGAATCGAAATTGAATGAAGCGGATGCCGCTGGTAAATAAACAGAAGAGACTTCCATACCAGGGACATCAACGGAAGTTGGAAGATTGCGAAGTTGATTAGTAG